AACACGATGCTTCAGGAGCTGGCTTATGAGATAGCACATCCTCTGCTTCTCGCCGTCAAGGATTCTGACAGGCACAAGGGGAGTGCGCAGATTCAGGAACTCGCAAAGGTCTAACTTGGTTGCCGCCTCAAATTGCTTTCCGTTACAATGGTTGTAGATGGGAGAACAGTCATCGACATCCAGATAGTTGCGATAGTAATCAAGTGGAAACGATTTCAATTCTGCCATATCTATTCTCCTTGTGGTTTAGTGATGGTGTCGATGATGGTCTGGGATATGCGCTGCATATAGAAGAACAGCACGGACAAGTCTTCAAGTGTGAACGACAGGGAAGCCGAGCAACGCTTTACCTCATCGTTGTATATTCTATGCAGTTCATTGACCTTGGCGTGGTGAATGTCGTACTCTGCCTTGACGGCATCACATTCAGGTGCCAATTCCTTGAACTCGTCAGAGTCACCAGCGAGATAGTCAAGGCGATTGCTCAGACGTTGGTATTCCTTCCAGAGTGGAGCGGCAATGTCTGCCTCTGCCTTTTCTGCGTCACGGAATGGCTTGATGTGTGCCTCGAAGAGCGCATCATTGTCGATGCTGTCGAAGGCTTCCTGATTGCCAGTATAGAGTTGGTTGCATCTTGTAACCAACTGATTCAATTCGGTTGCATCGGCAAGCAGCCGGTCGATACCCTCGCCAGACTTCAATACACCTTCGGCATAGTCGATCAGGGTGTTGGTGTGCTGGTGCTCTTTATATAAGAGGTATAGGGAAAGAAGAGTCTCGAAGTCAGATGGAGTAACCAAAAGCGACTTCATCAGTTCTTCCATTCTTGCCAAACTGGCATTGAGAGTTTGGATATAGTTGTCCATATTGGTGAAATTTAGGGTTGCTACAATCATTTGATGTTGTCAGGCGAATGCCTGGTCAATGAGACTCACGGCATCATCTTTCTTCTTATTGATGATCTTGGCATAAATCTGCGTGACCTCTACCTTGGTATGTCCCATCAGCTTGCTTGTCGTATAGATGTCTGCACCAAGCGTGAGCATCATGGTGCCAAAGGTATGTCGGCTGCAGTGAAAGGTGATGGGCTTGGTTATGCCAGCCTTGTCAAGCCACGGCTGAAGGTAGAGCTTGGTGTTGACCTGAACAGGTATGTTTTCAAAGATCAGATCATCGTCGGTCTTGTCACCTCTCTCCGGCATCCATTGCATGGCTTTCTTTGACAAAGGAATGTAGAAAGGGCGCTTTGTCTTGAACATGACAGTATGCAGTCGGTACTTTTCTCCGTCCTTGACAATCTTGCCCCAGGTGATGGATCTGACATCGCTGCATCGCAGTCCTGTATAGCAAGCAAAGAGAAAGGCTTGTTTGATGTGTGGATATGGGCTGTCTGTCGCTTCGAGTTTTTGGACTTCCTCAATGGTCAGGAACTCACGCTGGCTCTCTGGTGCCTTGACTTTATCCTGCGCAGACAGTTTCATGATGGGGTTATCAGCAATGACATCCTCGCGCACAGCCATATTGAGAGCATTGCGCAGGCAACCGAGATAGTTGATGACAGAATAGTCTTTTAGCTTCTTGCCTCGCGGAGAACGGTAGTCATTGCGAAGAAAGTTGGTCAGCCCTATGATATAGTCCCGATTCACGTCCCTCATGGCAACATTGATATTGTAGGCAGTGAGCGCATGAACGGTATTGTGAATGAGTTTCTGGTCTTTGACCCCTTTCTGCTCCTGTGCCTGACGGAATGTCTCCATCCAGTCCTTCAGCAGCATCTTGGCCCGAATGGATGTATTCTTTAATCCTGCCTTGTTGTTGGTGATTTCAAGAATACGGTTGAGCTTGATGGTGTTGGCAGCACGCATGGTGTTCTCATTCTGTACCTTTGCCTGAGGGTTGGTCTCTGGAATGAGGTAGAGTTTCAGGAACTCATAACTGCGCTTGCCATTCACATAGATGTCGAGATAGAGAGAGCGCACGCCATTGGCAAGTTCTTTCTCCCGGAGTCTTACAGGCTCCTTGGTGTTCTTTGCGGATGTCTTTCGTGCCATGTCTGTTATAAGTTTTGGTCTATTAGTTCTATGGAATCATCTATCGTCTTGTTGATGATTTTTGCATATCGCTGAGTGTGACGGACGGATGTATGTCCAAGCAGTTTGCTTACAGTGAAGAGGTCGGCACCTAATGTAAGAAGCATCGTGGCGTATGTGTGCCGGGAAACATGAAAGGTCACGTTCTTTCCTGTAATGCCAGCTGATTCAGCCCAAGGTTTCAGATATTCTTGTATCTTGGAAACATCGAGTTTTTGAAAGACCTTGTCGTTCAGTTTCTCAGGCTCTGTAGGTCTTGGCGGCATCCATCTGCGAGCCTGGAGTGGCAGAGGAACATAGACAAGCCTTTCTGTCTTTGTCATGCGTGTTCCAACTCTCCACACATCGTTATCAATGGTTATATCGGACCATTTCAGGGCGAGTACATCGCTACGGCGTAATCCACAGTTACACGCAAAGAGGAAAGCTTTCTTGACGATTTCGCATTTACAGGGAGTTTGAATGAGCATCTTCAACTCGTCAATGGTAAGGTATTCGCGGACTTGTTCCCTGGGCAGGAACTTCTCTGTCGGTGTAAGCTTGCTGACAGGATTAGATTGTATCAGCCCATCGCGGATAGCCGTGTTCATCGCGGTGCTTAGTTCGCTGACTATGTTAAACCCCGACTTGGAACTTATGGGATTACCGAACTTTGTCTTATAGTCATTCTTCAGGAAGTTAACGAAGTCAAGACAGAACTTTTTGTCAACATCAGTCAAGAGAAGGTCATCATGGAAAAGCCCAAGTAGCTTTCTGAGGCGCTTTATGATAGAGAGATTACGAACGCCTCGTTTTTTCTGGATTTCACGATACTTGTCAATCCAATTAAATAAGGTAAGCTGTGGAGCTTCTGCCTCTTGGCTCTGGACATACTTGTTGTCGGGCAGTTCCTTCTTTAGCTGCCGATTCCTCTTGCGACATATCACTTCTGCCTTTTTGAGAGTCGCATCGTTTTTCTTTATTGATTTCTGGTCGGTTTCGGGAATCAACACCAAGTCGGGCAAACGCTCATAAGTACGCTTGCCTTCAATATAGATTTCCAGATAAATGACCTGATGTCCGTCTTTGCGACTTCTCAGGCACAACTTAATAGGCTCTTTGCTGTATTTCCTTTCTTTGCCCATACTCATTCCGAATGAAGATAATCAGAAATCGAGTGCAAAGATAACAAAAATAATTCAAATGTCGCAAATATTAGTAACAAAAAGTGGTAATTATAAGGATTTTTAAGGAAACGAAGGGAATTTGCTATATACTCTTAACACGTTTATTATCAAGATATTCATTTCGTTTGTCGTCTTTTTAATTCTTTTGATTTTCTTATTTTGGGAATTAGGCTTCCCATGACTTTGAAAAAGTGGCATCGGCAAGCCGATTAGACTGACTGGATAAAATTGCCAGATATTCATCGCTGCCATTCTTGACCGACCATGTGTGAGAACTACTTCATGCCAGATTTCGTGACCTCTGCTTGCAGATTTATGTGGTCAATTCACCGTCCGATGAAAATCGGAACGGGTAGTGAGCTTCCCGATACTGTAAAAATGTGGCACATGGGCAAGCCCAGTGCCTCGAAGGTCTGAAAAAAGACCATACAGGAATGGACGGTTGGCTTTGCCAGCGTGTAAACCTCTACAAAGACCAAAAATTGGCTTCAGAAAGCGTCGAAATCCTTTCGTGGGCAATTACACCTCCAGGATGGCGAAGCCGCGAATTTGGGCATTTCTGAGGCTTCTGTGGCTTCGGCTGCCTGAATGATAAGACATCCATCGGTTTCAGGGCGAGGACATTTCCGACGGCCTACTGTCGCAAATCTTTGAAAGAAGGGAAAAGGAAAATGAGCATATGGGATAGTTTAGTGCCGAGAAATCTGCCGTGCATTTCCAGCCCATTGGCATAACAAGATTTGCTGCGCATTTAA